GTACCAAGAGTTACTGAAAATGGGTCTTCATTAAACATACTTACAGCATCAGCAATAGGTGTATCCAAAAATGGTGATTGAAATTGTGGATGTACCATTGGACCTAAAATGTTATCACTACTAAAAATATGCGATGGGTTTGATATTCCAACTCCTTCTGGAACATCATATTCACCATCCGCACCATAAGCCGCTCTTGTTTTTTCATTAATTTTAGCTGCTTCTGGCCATGTTTTACTGAAAGTTCCATCCTGTACTTTATTATAAAGAGACTCTAAATCTGTTTTAGGTGTAAACCCACTAGCATCATCATTAGGAAAAAAGTCTACACCATTTTCAATCTGATTATCTACTTGATCAGGAGATGTCATTCCATATTTGAAATTTGATAAATCTGATACTAAGTCTTTAAGTGCCACCCTTTATCTCCTATGCATTAGCCAATTGTAAATCACCAGTTGTTCTAATTAATTTATTCATTAATAATTGATTTTGTTCACGTAACATTTTAGATTCACCGAGTGATTGTTTTAATAATTTGTTTGTTTCTGTCATATCAGTACCAAAACCCATTTCGTTTTTAGTACCTGAAAATACCTCACCTTTGTGTGCCATTATAGCACCAGTTTTTGTTATTTCACCACCTTCTTCAGCTCCTGCTAAAGCTTTTCCTGTACTAAACGCTCCCTTAGCCATAGCTAAAAGTGCGGGAATTAAAACAAGACCACCAAGGGCCATGGCCATTGTTGCGACCATAGTTCCCATAGATAAACCAAAAATAGTACCTTTTTTAACTATTTCTGCAGCATCTTTAGCTCTTGCAGCATCTTTAGCCATATTTCTCTTATGATCTATAGCTAACATCATCACATTTAAACCTTGTAATACACCCATCATTTTAGTAGATTCTGCCAACATCTCCATCATACTTATTTGTGCTTCTTCTCTTTCTTTTGCTAATTGAGCACTTGTCTGTTCACCAGCTACCATCTTAGCCATATCTTGTACAGAAACTCCAATAGCATCAGCCATAGCCCTTCTTTGAATAACATTCATATCAGACCACTCTGCTTGAGATACTAAACCATCAGTAATTTCTTTTTGTAACCCTTCCAAGTCTCCCATCAAAGCAAGTTCTCTAGCCTTATCTAAATTGAGGCTTCTTCCTAAAAGAACTTCTGCTTCCATTTCATTTGTAAGAGATTGTTCAATATTTAATAGAGATTCAGCTATCTGTCCAACAGTATCTAAATTAATACCTAACTTTGCAGCTTGCGCAGCGGCTTCAGCTATATTTTCTCCACCATCTTTAGCATACTCTGCAAATAATTTTGTACTCTGAGCAATATCAGCTAATACAAGTCCAGGTGCGACTCCAGCAGCTCTAGCAATAGAGTCGTATGTCTCAATCATATTAAGACTTGTTTCTAAACTACCTCCCTGTACAACTTGAATTTGTTTGGCCAATACAGCCATATTTTGACCTGATAGGCCTGTGAAAGCAGATATCTTTGCAGCTTGTAAAGCTACACCTGTAGTTATTTCACCAACATTACCAAATTCTGCAGCAATACCTGTAGCAAAATTTTTAATCTCACCAGACCTACCACCCATAAGTGTAAGAGCTTTATCAGCAATAGTTATCTCTGCTCCTAAAGCAGCTGATTCAGTTACACTTAAACCTAATTCTTGTCTTACCTCTTTAGCGTTACCTATGAAATCACCTACAAGTTTAACCAAAACACCAAAAGCAGCTACACCCATAAGTTCTCTACTTTGTAATATTTCTGATACAGATTGTACTGATGCAAGCATAGCATCTAACTTTGCTTGAACACTAGCTTCAACTTTTATTTTATCTCCCAAGTCTGGCATTTTTTCCAACTTTTCAGCTAAATCTACCACCAATGGTAGAAATGGTCCAAAATTTTCAACACCTTCAGCACCCTCCATAGCAATTGAAGCTAAAACTCCATCTAAGTCTATTGCTCCACTAGAAACACCTTCCAATAACTTAGCATATTTCTTAGCACCTTCCTGTTGTTTTGGATCTTCACTTGACTGACCTTCTTTTATAGCCTGAATATCTGATTCAAGACTGAATTTTTCTTTTAACTTTCCAAGTACAGATTCATGTATGTTCTTAATTGATTCTTCTATACTTAATTGATTTCTTTTAAATTCAAATTGTTTTTTTACTTCTTCTGTTTTTTGTTTTTCTATATCCGCTTTTTCTTTTTCTATATCCGCTTCACTTTTCATGGCTTCTAATCTTTTCCAAGCTTCTTTATTTTCCATTTTTGCTCTAAAAGCTCGATCTTTCTGTTGTTGTTTAGTTGGACGTCCTATAAAAGATCCATCTTTGTATTTAGCCATTATTTACCCTTTCTACGCTTTTCATTCGCCTGCTTTAATTGTTGCAACACCTTTTTAGCAGTATTATCATAGTCTCTCAATGCTTTTTCTAAACCTGGATTGTCTCTCACTAATTTATCAGCAACCCTATTAAGCCGTCTAGTTTTCCAATTCCGAAAGAACTTATATATTAAACCTTCTCTACTAGCCATTGTTATTCTCCATACGATATTTTATGTGGATTGATTCAATAATAAATATCAAATTTCTTATTTTTTGAATTGCGGGGGACTAGGATTTTTCTTTTGCTGAGCTTTCTCTATTTCTTCGTTTCGTTCTTTATAATGCCTATCTAATCTCTTAAAATAGAATTTACGCAAATAAATAGGCATGTTGTACACTTCGGTAAATGACAACATGCCCTGAGAATTAAAAGCTATTTGGAATATTTGTTCGTGTATTTCTACTTTGTGTTCAGATGTTAGGCCAAAGAAACGAAACGGTCATAGGGACCGTAAACTCCTTTTCTTCTCCAACGCTATCAATATATGTTGAAGTCATATCAACATCAGGTTGTATTTCATTTACATATTCTCTAAAAGCAATAGAGTCTCTTGATAAAAACTCATTATCAACAAATGAATTTATAGTTGTTTTTTTAGAATCACCATCTACTGAAAGTATCTGTTGTTTAAGTCTTGTTGTTACACCATAACTAACACCATCACCAACCTTTTCATATGCTTCTGTATCTTTGGTAATAACCTTTTCATCTGCAGATGTTAGTAATTTAAATGTTAGTTTTCTTTTAGTTGCTGGCAATTCAAATTCAAATTCATTTTTACCTTCTGTAACTATACTCTCATCTAAATATTTATCTTTTAAAGTAGTTAAATCTACTGTAACCTTTGTACCAAGTACTTCTACTGGATAGTTTTTACCATAAGCAAGAATTCTAGCAGCAACCAAAATAGCATTCTTATCACCAACCAATATATCATCTACTTTAATTGATTTATCAACTATTAAAGATTCTAATAATTTTTCAATCACTCGACCACTTTTAATAAGATTTGCAGATGTAAGAATATCTTCTTCTTTAGCCGTCATATATTTTACTTCAATTTGCCCCGATGATAGTGGATTTTCTTTGGGATACAATAATCCCTTGCTAGGAAGATCTACTACTTCCGTAGGAAATTTAACTTCAGCCATAATTGACTCCTATGATTTAGTTTAGAACTATAACTATTTTTTACCGAATTTTTCGGCAGCTGTAACTCCCAATCCAACGACTGAGATGTACATAAAACATTCTAATATTTTATCTTTTACTTCAAATGTAGAAAAGGTATCAGCACCCCAACTACATATTAACATAAAGAATGCCATAAAACCGACAAATCTTTTACTTGAAATCTTTGCATCACTGGAAAGCATTTCTCTGAAAAAACTCATATAAACTCCTTAGAATTGTAGGATAGCGTAATCGTAACGCAAACTTAGTGTTATGTCATTAGGTTCATTTGCTTCCCAACTCATTTCACCAAAATTAGCGTCTTTAATCCACGCACCTTTTAGTGTCCACTCTTCAACTTTATCACCTACAGGACCTAACACATTAATTGTAATATCTTTTTTATAGAAGTCTGAGTATCCATCTCTACCTGTAACAGATTCTTTATGTAAACGAACCCATTCCATAACTGCCTGTGCACCAGATGGTACAATAGCATCAAAAAGAGTAATGTTAAGTAACTGCCAGTCACCCTTACCCTTAACGTATCTTTTAACATTAATGTGATCCAGAGCAATTTCCTCAAAGGTAATTTGAGGTCTAGCAACTGCTTTTATCAAATAAGCGGGTATTCCTTCAACATACATAATGAAACGATTTTTTACTTTCGGTTCAAATGGAGTAAACATTATTTCTGAAGGATCAATTAGATCTGGCATTTCAGTTCTCCTATTAATATTTTAATTCTCATATATAAATATAACCAAACTAAAAAATCGTTACGAAAGATACACCAAATATTTCATAGTTTTTTCATAGTTTTTATATATAACAAAAAACCCCAGCCGAAACTGGGGTTTTTCTTTATAAG